GGAGAAATTTGTCTTCCCCCAATAATTTCACATCAGCAATCAATTCATCACAAGATCCAAAGTAATTTTTCCAATTACCTTCTTTCTTTTTTCTTCTTCCGGTTTTTCTGTCTTTTCTTCTTTCCCAAAAAGTTTTTTTTCCGACATATTTTTTTCCATTTTCCAGATTTGTAATAAGATATACAAATCCTTCCATGCCATCCGGCACTTCATCGATCACTTTTCCTTTTATATTCCACACTTGACAGACCTACCACTATGGTTTACTATGATTTGGAATCAACAAGTATTTATGACTGACGACCAAACCTCAATGGAAAACCTGATTCTCGATATTCGTGATTGGAGTATCGATAGGTTTTCTAAATTGACAAAGAAAAACCAAATTGAAAATGCCATTGCACTGGAAGAAGAATTTTCTGAGTGGCTTACTTCTGATTTAGATGATGATATCGAAATCATGACTCTTGATTGACAAATCCTAAATATTCACTTATAATGTAAAATCCCTGTTATGAGCAGGGTTTTTTATTATGAGACTTTGATCGTGACAATTAGAGCCGTGGGCGCTGCCCTCTGAGAAGAGGGAACTTCTCCTTTGCCTATACGGATGTAGAGTTCAATTAATTTTAATGCAAAATTTCTTTACAGTAGCCATGCCCATCTTGGCAGCGGTTACAACCAGTACGGCATCACTGCCATTCGTCAACTACAAGATGCAGGGACCTCCTCCCCCAGTTGAACCAACAACCAAACCATTTGTTATTATCAAAGAGTTTGATCTTGTAGATGAAAGGAAGACAGCAATCCGAGAGGTTGCAGCACCAAAGCCAAAACAGACAAGGCTAATTTGTAAAGGGTGTAATGAACATGAGAATGCTACCCTGGCATTTTTCCAGGATCGTGGTGTTAAAGACAGAAACGCCCTTGCTACCATCATGGGCAATATTATGCAGGAATCAACATTTGTGCCTAATATATGTGAAGGTGGTAGCAGAACTAGTTGGGGTAACTGCGGTCGTGGTTACGGACTGATTCAATGGACATCTGCCGATCGTTATTATGGATTGGGTGATTTTGCTAAGAGGTATGGTGGTTCTCCATCATCACTTCACACGCAACTTCGTTATCTAACGACTGAAGTTCAATGGCAACGAATTGAGGACAGGATGAAAACTCCTGGTAAGTCTATCAATCGTTACATGGACTATGCGTATAGTTGGATTGGTTGGGGACATCATGGTGCTCGCACATCTTATGCACATGAGTATGCTAACCGACTAATCATGGTAGAAGTTTAATACAACAGAATAAATAAAGGGGACTGATGCTCCCCTTTTCTTATGAAAGTTAAATTTCATTTTGGTAAAAAGAAAGCACCTATTAAAACTATTGTAGTCCTATCTTTAATAATAGCATCTCTTTCCTCGTGCTTAAAGATAGATCAAAAACATATTTGGGACATTGTTTACGAATATCTGCAAACATATCAACCAGATTCCTCACTAATACCGGAACTACAAAAAGATCATGGTATAGTAGAACGAGATGTGGAGCGGACTGTAGACAAGGCAATTCGTGAGTATGAACGCTTGACAGGTGACGATGGATCTGTTATAATATCAGAACCAAGGCGCTCAGAAAAACCAGTAGACACCTCTGTGTGCTATACTGATGAGTGTCGAGCACTGGGAGGAGAAATCCGAATTTGTGCTCCGTGGGTTGACAACTGCCCTTGAATGTGGTATAGTTGTCTTGTTGGTCCAAGGGATTTAAGTTCATTAAATTCAGTTTATGCCCGTGTAGTCCAATTGGCAGCAGACAGTAGACTTAAAATCTATACAGTGTGGGTTCGAGTCCCACCACGGGTATTGACATTTCATCTTTTATATGGTATAATTACCCTATCGGAAACATAGCTCAACTGGTTAGAGCACACGCCTTATAAGCGTGAGGTTCTGGGTTCAATCCCCAGTGTTTCCACTTGACAATCTAAGATGAATGTCTTATGATTGTCTTATGTCTCAGTAACTCAGTGGAATAGAGTATCCGCCTTCTAAGCGGTTAGCCGTTGGTTCGAATCCAACCTGAGACGCCAGCTCGAATGGTGGAATTGGTATACACAGTTGACTCAAAATCAACCGCTTCGGCTTGCAGGTTCGATTCCTGTTTCGAGTATGAGATATTAATTATCTCTTTATTGTATTTTGAATAATTATGGCCAAAAAACAAGTTTTGAATGTTTCTTATGATCTTAGTTATTCCTCTAGGAATGATAATCATGACACAATTCGTGATATTCGTATTAACTTTGAAAATCCAGATGATGAATTTCTTATGGAAAATGTAAATACTTGGCTTCGTGCTATTGGTGTTGATCTTGAAGTAGTACACAAGAACCCTTGACATAAAATCATAAATAGGGTATAATTCCCTTATTACTGCGGGCATGGTGTAGCGGTAACATCTGAGCCTTCCAAGCTCCAGTCACGAGTTCGATCCTCGTTGCCCGCTTGATCCTTAACAGCATTTTTCACTCACCTTCCCCATAAGAAGGTGAGTTTTTAATGATAAATAATAAAATCAAATAAATTCATAATGAATCAAAATGTTAAAAATAAGATGCAAAGAATGCAATACTGAGGTGACAGAACATCCAGGGCAATCGAGATCTTGTGGGTGCTCAAATATGGCAACCATCAAAGGCGATAAAATATCAGCAGTAGATCTGTCTAGGATAGTAATGTTGAATTCTTATAATCAAAAAGAATCTACTAGAGTCTTGACAAATGAAGATATTATGTGGCAAGAGGCCAGAAGGCAAAGAAAAATTCGTAGATTGGATTTTGAAGTTAAGTAATGCCCATACATGTGGAGAATAGCACCGATGGTCGGTAAATCGTCTTGAAAACGATGCCGGGATAACACCTGATAGTTCGATTCTATTATTCTCCGTTCATAAATACATAAAAAACTCATGAGATTTAAAGAGTTTCTTACTGAATCAAAAAAAGTTCAGGTTAAAGATTTTATGAATTTTGTCAAGGATGAACTTGGGTTATCTACTTTACCAAAAGTTATTGTAATAGATGACCCCAAGTTCTCTATTGACAATAAGACTTTTGGTTGTTTTAATCTTGGCACGGACGAAATCAAAATTCAGACTTCACAGAGACATCCATTAGATGTCTATAGGACTCTTGCGCATGAACTTGTACATTATCATCAAAAACAAAGTGGAAAAGAAATGAGCGGAGAAACCGGAAGTGAATGCGAAAATGAAGCAAATTCTAGAGCCGGAGAGATTTTAAGGAAGTACACGAAAACTATTACCAATCACGGTTATTAAGATTTCGTGACATATGGTTGACACTGAGAATTTACCAATTATAATTAGTGATAATATGATATATTCTAATGGATCAACGGACATACGAAAATTGGTTAAAAATAAAAGCCACATTCGAAGCTTCTGGTAATACAGATAATATGTTTTATAAAAGAGCCGTGGAAATATCAAAAACAAGAAAAGATCCACTAGAAAAATTTCTTGGAGGAGAAGGCAAATATAAGTGATTAAATTAACAGAAGAAGATATAGAAAAATTGCAACACAGAGTTCTACAGCAAAAAATGATTGAACTCTTTGAAGAACCATGTACTTATGAAGACGAAAAAGAAGAATGGGACATCTGATTGGAACACTATTAAACAATAGTCTATTTTTAGGAACTCTTTGTTTTCTCTTGACAATGGTTCCTATCTTTGGTATTATGTTCATACACTCAAATAATAAATAGCTTAAATTCCCGGATATCGCCTAACTTGGTCATGGCACCTGCTTTGGGAGCAGGAATAATCTCAGTTCAAATCTGAGTATCCGGATTAGGAATTTGTTACCTAATCTGTGTAAATTTAATTTCATAAAAATGGCAGAACTTCAATCATTTACAGTAGAAGAATTTCAATCTGATTTTGACTATTTGATGGAAAGAGTAGAAAATGGTGAATCATTAATTATAACAAGTGAGCATGGAAATGCAATTATGGTTCCATATAATGAAATGGTAGAAGTATTTGGTGGAACTTGTTCTGATGACGATCTTATCAGAATTCATACGGATCATGAGGAAGCATCATAAGATTTGTTAATCTGATTTTCTCTTGACATCCCACCAATTCTATCTTATAATAGGAACGAATCAAATTCAACTAATGTCTAATCATCCTTTCAATTCAAAGTTTCGCAAATCAATTTATACTCTTACTCGTGCCGCAAACCGAGAAATTGATCTAGAATATGATCAACCAAAACTCTTCAAGAAAGTTAAAAAGTTTTATGAAGAGCAAGGAATTCAGTTTTATCAGGAATCGGAAGCTGATTATGAGTTAATTTTGAGCCTTCTTTGTGAAGATCTTCAAGTCGATGTTCCTGCATAGTAAATAGTCTCGGAATGACTTAAAACTTGCCCTGGTCGGAGTGCTTCCCTTATGTCTAAAACTAGTGTTCTTAGGTACCTTGGAAATCTTTTTCTCATTATTGGTTATCAAATTATGTTATGGGGAGATTTCAAAAGTGGTCTATTATTGAAGTTTATTGGGGGACTACTTATTGTTCCTTTTGTAATTAAATTTAGATTATGGGATATGTTGTTATTATGTGTTTTCTTTAGTATGATTGAATTGAGTAAATTAGCACAACTTTTCTTAGTTTCTCAAAACTAAGTGGTGGAGCCAATTGTGACCCAAAATTGTCCTCGTCGTATGGACATTAAATATGACGACTGGTGCGGATGTGGAGGTTACTCCCGCCTGGTTTCCAATTTCCAGTTAAAGAATTGGTGGCGTGCATGGCAGACCTGATGGAGGAGTTGACAACAACTCCTCTTTTTTGGTATAATGCGTATGAATCAGTGATTACTGCCATATGAATTTGCACTTAACTTATTTTGGGGATAATAATTTTTCTATAGGAAAGAAGAGAATCAAAAATCAAGCAAAAAATTTTGGAATATTTAAGTCAATACTTGAATATGGGGAAGATGACTTGGAGAACAATTCTTTTTGGTACAATCATATAAAACCAATGATGTCTCTTCGTTCTGGATTAAACCAGAGATACTATGGATATTATGCATGTAAACCCTATTTTGTTTTGGAGGCTCTAAAAAGTATCCCAGAAAATGATATTCTATTGTATGTTGATTCTGGTTGTGAATTGAATAAAAATGGATTGGTGAAATTGAATCAGTATTATGATGAATGTATTGATACTGAAGGAGTGTTTTTTACTTTGAATTTACCTGAAATTCAATGGACAAAAATGGATACTTATTGTCATATTATGGGAGATGACGATGAACATTTTATGACAAAACAAATAATTTCTGGAATTTTCTTTTTGAAAAACACTCAAATGATTCGAGATTTAGTTGAAAAATGGATGTCAATTTGTGTCAAAGATGATGGGAGATATCTAGATGATAGTCCATCGAAATTGACAAATAATGAGATTTTCAGAGAACATAGACACGATCAATCGATCCTCTCTCTTTTATTGAAAATTAAGTCTGAAGAACATGATTTTACTTTCCATGAGGATGATACTTATGAAACTATTTGGAATGCTGCTGGGATGAGTGGAGTTCCAGTTGGACCAGAACAAGCTAGGATCTGGAATACTTATGGTAAAGAATATCCAATTTGGGCAACTAGAAACGGCCAAGTAGACTTTACGAATTGTGAAGTATGACAGATAGATTTGATAGACCTTGGGGTTGGTATGAAAATCTAAAAGAAAACGAAGAATACAAGGTAAAAAGACTCTATATCTATCCAAATCAAAAAATATCTTTGCAATATCATAATCAAAGAGATGAGCACTGGGTTGTAGTTTCTGGTGGTGGTAAACTAGAATTAAACGAAGAAACTAAAAATATAAAAGTTGGAGATTATGTTTTTATTCCAGTTTTAACCAAACATCGCATTTCTGGTGGAAATGATGGTATAATGATTGTAGAAGTCCAACTTGGAAAAATATGCAATGAAGAAGACATTGTTAGGATTGAAGACGCATATGGAAGGACATAGGAATGCAAACAAAAAAACAACAACATATGCATTTAGACATTACTGAGGTTTTATATTAAATGACTAAAAAAATTGCTCTCTGTACTGGAATCACAGGTCAAGATGGGTCGTATCTCGCAGAATTACTACTTGAAAAAGGTTATGAAGTTCATGGCATTGTCCGACGAGCATCCCTTATTAATACTCACCGTATTGATCATATCTATGGTTCTATTACTCTCCATTATGGTGACCTTACTGATTCTACCAATCTT